CTTAACTTAATAAAGCCCTCTAAAGAGGACTCTATAAATTAAGCTAAAGCCGATTGAGTTAAAGCACCTGTGCCCTCGAATGAAAATGAAACTTCAATAATTCCATTTACATCATTAGTAATAGGCATACTTGTAACTAAAACACTTCCACTAAACTTCTCAGAAGTACCAGCACCACTTGCTGATGTTAATAATTCAACTGCAACAGATGAACCACTTGTAACTCCTGCGATTAAGTTAGCTTGACCTGAGTCAGCTCCACCATCAAACAGAACTGTAATTGAACCAGACCAGCTTTTTAAAGTTGCTTCTGACTCTTTCCAACCAGCTGAACCAAAGTTAGTAGTATCTACTGTTTCTTGTGATACGTCTAAAGACCAAGCTTTAGCTTCACCAACAGCAGTACCGCCAACAGTACAACTTCCTGAATATCCTTTAATTGCCATATTAATCTCCTATGATAAATATTAATGTAATTAGATAACCTCGTTCTTGCTTTTCAACATCAGCTGTAGCAGAAACGATTATATCACCATTGTCATTTGAACCACTTATAATACCCTCTATTTTAGCTACAGAATAGCCTCTAGTGGGTAAAAATAATTCATAAACTTTTGTAGACTCAGTTACTGTATTCCCAAGTGTAGTTAATTCTTCACTTATCGCTACAGACTCTTCTACTAATCTAAACTCATTGCCATTAAGAGTGTCTTTCTCAGTATATCTGAACCCCAGACCCTTTAAGTATGGTATCATTTGTTAAGTACCACTTGCCCTAATGATTGAGAATCCTCATCATCTTCTATTACCCCATCACCATCAGTATCATAATCAGCTACTAGAGTATTAAACTCTTCCTCGTATCTTTTCATAAACTCTAGGTAATTAATGTAGTAAGTGTCTTCATTATCTGCATCTTGCATTTTAGCTTGACAAATATGTGCAATAGTTCTATTTAAATGTAACTCTCTTAAATGTGCAGGAGTTAAGAAATTCTCTATGTCATAACCTTTTTTTCTAAGGTCATTCTCGATTATTTCACTTGCTCTATCAGAAGCAGGAATATAAGATAAGAATAATATTGCAAATACAGATGTATTGTCAACCGTACTATCTAAAGTATCGAATGTAAATGTTCCTACATTAGCTGAAGCATAGCCTGTAATAATTCTATCTATTCCTGCATTGTCACCACTTAGAAAACAAATATAAGCACCCTCAGTAGACTCTTCGTCCAAGGCTTTAAATTGTTTATTCTCTAATGTAGTAGTAGACCCACCATCAGCCTTACCGATTAGGTCAGCTGTTAAAGGTGGCAAAACTGAAATTATTTCAGCATTAGTTAGTGTTAGATGTGCCATTACTTAACCTCTAAAGAATTAAGTAACTTCATAACATCAAATACTTTTTTAGGTAGCTTAAGGTCTTCGCCAGCTTCCCATTTGTATTCAACGCCATTAAGTAAGTGTGAGCCTTTTGAAAGACCCACTAGCTTATATGATTTAGCAGTAGTTTTCTTAGCTACTGCCTTTGGTTCTACTGCCTTACTCATACTATGCTCCTGTAATTACTCTTACAGCATTCTCATCAATAATACCATATTTAATGATACCATACCAACCAATATTAACAGTTCTTCCTAAGTTGTCAGTACCATCAGTAATTCTTAACTCTGGGTTCATGCCAACAGCTTTACCAAGTGCATTCTTACCGAAACAAGCAACAGTACCAGCAGTAACATTTGCATCTTCAACGATAGTGAATCCCTCTAAAGCTCCAACGATACCATTTAAAGCATCACCAGCGTTAGTGTTTTGAACGATTGTTTGGTAAGCATCTTTGATGTCAGAAACTTGTGCAGGGTTAACAAACGCTACAAATCTTCCATCTTCAAATTTAGAGATACCAGCTGTAGATAATGCTTGATAAGCACTTCTAAGGTCACCTTTAGCTAAAGTACCAGTAGTACCAGCAGAAATAGTGTTAGTTCCAGCTTCAACAGCATTAAGACCTAATTTATCAGTAGTTTCACCTAAGTTCATACCAACTAATTCAGCTGATGCTAAATCTGCTTTACCAGCTGTAGCAACATTTGCTAAAGAAGTAGAAGTAATAACTGAACCGTACTCACCTAAAGTAAGAGTCTTTTTAGTATCTGTCATTGTTGATGAAGTTGCTTCAGTACCATCTGTTAATTCAGTTGTTGCTGGAGAAAGTCTTGAGAATACTGTGAACGCGATTGAGTTCGCCATATTGTCTTCTCTGATTGTTGTGAACGCATCGATTTTGTTGTAAGCTGAACCTGAAACGATTACTGCTTGACTCATTAAATCAACTACTGAGTCCGATAAAATTGCTTTTGTATTTACTGCCATTGTAAATTCCTTATATTATATTTATATTTCTTTTTGTAGGGCATAGATTTCAGCCATTGTCTTAGCACCTTTAACTTTAGAATTAAAGTCAGGAGCTTGTGGATTGTTGTTAGCACTATCCACTCTTAATGGTTGAGGTTTATTACCACCTTTGAATAAATGTGCTTCTTTTTGTTTAAGTCCATCTATCCATTCGTTCATATTAAAATCTTCTTGCTGTTGTGCTTCTTGAAGCTCTAGCTTAAAGTATTTTGGTTTATCAACATCATATTCATTGACAATCTTTTCAAATTGTAAATCATCTTGTTGTTGTTTCATTTGAGATTGTAGTTGCTCGTTCGACTGTCTTAACTCACCTAATGCTTCGTTTAATTCTTTGTTGCCATTCTTAGCACCTCGTTTATACGCATCATTGATTAGTGTATCAATCTTAGACTGTTCTATCTCTACCACCTTTGTTTCTACTGCTGGTGTTGCAGGTTGTGTTATTTCAGTTTTAATCTCTTCAGACATTTGAGTATACTCCTTTTTTGTAAAAGTATTAAATTGTAGCAAGTTATTCACATAAAAGTCAATACAAGTGAATAAGTAAGTGAATAAGTCTTACTTTGTTTGCTTCTTGTAGTAGTTTTTCACTATCTCTAATAGTCTATCTTTTTGCTTTGTAGATAATCCAAAGAACTTTCTCTTATTAGTTACTTGATTATGGTAAGCTTTTTTATTCTCACTAGATGAACCAAAATATAATCTAATCCCATTCTTTATCTTCTTAGATGTGATACTGTGAAGCATATTGCCTGTTTGAGTTAAATTTACTCTACTAGACCCATAATGTTTTGATTTATACTCTTTATAGTCATCGCTATACTTAGTAAAAGAAGACCCTTTATAGTCTTTACCTGACTGAGTTCTTTTCTGTATCTCAGTAATAGTTTCATTTGTAGCCGTCCCTAATCCTTGCTTTAGATTATCAACAGCCTTTTTGTATTTGCCAAAGTTAGGCTTTTTCGTAATTTTCATCTTCAGCCCAATCTTTACTAACTAGATAAAATCTATGTCTACAGTTAAATTCTCTGTCTTCATCTCTTTCATACTTGTTCTTTTCAGCTGTTGTGTAGTATTTGTTAGCTCTTAATAGTTTTGAACAGAATGGTCTTGTTTTGCCATCTGATACACCTACATATACCCAAACACCATCTTCATCAGCACTTCTTACATTAATCACTTCTTGTTGATAATTAGTAATAGCAGTTCTAGCATAAGTCTTAGAGTATTTAGCCAATCCTGTATCTTTTATATCCTTAGAGATATTAAGTGCCATCTGACTAACACTAGCATCACTAATAGCATAGTTGTATAATTGCTTCTTAACTGTCAAACCTATGTCATCACCTATCTTTAAAAAGAACTCTTTGTGCATAGATTTAAGTATGTTTATCTTAGTTAAATCAGACTCAGTAAATGCAGTAGCTAATCCTACTGTACTAAAAGCCTTTAATGTATTATCATATACATCATCAAAGGATATATCTACATATTCAGACACTAATTCATAGTAGCCTGCTTCAGATAATATCTCCTGCCATACTAATTCATATTCAAGTACATCATTAGCATTAAGCCCACTTAGTCTTGCAGTAGCTAAACTAATTATATTGGCAAATACAGCATCAAAGCGACTATCAAAGCTAGTATACAGCTGTTGAGCCGTATCCTGCTGTTTATTATAGACTTCGTTTAGAGTCATCTTATAGACCTAATTTAGCTCTCGTGTCTTCAGAACTAATAGCTCCTGCAGTATTAACCTTATTGTATAAATTATTCCTAGCTGATAAGTTAGCTTCTACTTTTAACTTAGCATCTAAATCTTCTAAGTCTGGATTGTCCTTTTGTAATATCTCAGCTGGTGAAGTTAATCCTAAATCAATTCTGTCTTTATCTAATGATATTTGAGTAGATTGGTCAGTAGGGTATGTAGGTTCTTTAAAGTCAATAGCAAATTCACCACTTAAAGGCTTACTGTAATATTCACCAATAACAACTAATAGATTGAATAGTTCTTTTTCGTATACTCTGAAGTCTTGTTGTTGCTCTTGCGTAAACTTATCTAATTTAATGTTTTCCATTTGTAAGGCAAAACCTGAAGATACACTACTAGTCATTCTAAATTGGCTAGGAGATACACCATAATTAACTGCTAATTCATTACCTAGGTCTTTAATTACTGTATGTAGTTGGTCATAGTTAGACTGCATATCAAGAACAGAAATCTCTGTATTGTCACCTGATAAAGTTAAAATAGATAAAGGGTCTAGCATTTGACCATTAACACTATCAATTCTATCTCCACTACCTACTAGCTGTTTAAATGATTGTGACTTGATAATATGATTAAGGAATGTTCTATGTACTGATAAATCTAATGTACCGTGAACTAAATCATCTCCTGTGTATGTATCAAAGAAATTCTCATCTCTCCAGCCATTATGCATAAATACAAAAGGTAAGATGCCAAAAGGATTAATCATTTCCGGATTATCTTCAACAGGTACTATTCTATCTTCACCTTCAGTTCTTTCAATGTAGTAATGATTTTCTTTTGACCAATAAGCCCATTGCTCTACTTTATTGTCAATTCTCTTAACAAAGTATCTAACAGCTTCTACTTCACCATCTACATAATCAACTTCAGTCTTGTGAGGTTGTCTAATCATTAGTTTAGGTTGCTCTTTAGCTGAGTCCCAACCAACTTGCAGGATAACATCATTAAAGGCATTTAAGTATCTGTTTGCTTGAGCCATAGTCTTATCAACTCTAAGTGTTGAGTATAATTCTTTAACATCATCTTCAACTTCTCTTTCAACTCCATAGCTGTAAACATTACTAATAGTATTTACTACTTGCTTGTATATGTTTGTATTAGTGTGTAGCTGAACATCTAATTTAAGCTCTGCAAAGCTTGTATAGATTTGCCCTAGCTTATTTACTACTTGTGGTGCATAATTATCATTATACATCTCATATCTAAGTTGAAACTTGTTTTGTCTTTTAATTTCGTTCATTGTTATCCTTTTATAAACATTTTAATTTGTCTTTCCCATCTATTAGGAGTTTGAGTGTAAGCCTTGCTGTCTTTCATCTCAGCCCCAGCTTCTTCCCAATTCTCAGCCTCTATTGCCTTAATTGCTTTTTTAAACTTATCAAAACCAACTAAGCCTAGCTGATATACCATGCTGATTATAACATTTTTTCTTGCTGGTGATAAATACCTGAACCAATAGTAGTTTCTGATAAGGTCAAATTGTATATCTCTTACTCTTTCAAATAGAATTAAATTAGCTTCTGCTTTAGTAATATAAGTGAAACCATAACCGAATGTAGGAATATTTAGAGTATCAAGATAGGGTTTAGACTCAAACCCCTCCTCATCTTTTAACAATGTAGTTATAGTATCTAGCTCCATTACTTAGCCATTCCTATTTGTGAGGCTATATATAAAGCTGAAGCACCAACTAATACTAAAACAAATCTTTTCATTAGTGCAGTAGGAACACCCTCAATAACAGATAGTCTGCCGTCAAGTTTAGCTTGCTTCTCTTTCATATAAGTCATATCTTGCTTCAAGCTGTCGCATTCGTGTTTAGCACATAAAGTTTCTTTTAGGTCTTTTGCCAACTCTTTGACATCTTTAGTTAAAGTACCAATGTTTTGCGTATTCACTTTAGTTGCTTCCACTAAGTGGGCTATTGAAACTTTTAGATCTGTCAGGTCATTATCCATCTATTACTTTTAAACCTTTGCCTTTCAGCTGATTTTTAATATCATTAACTGTGTCTTTAACAACATAGTTAGTTGAGTAGCTTTCTAGCTTCTCTAGTCCATATACTACAAGCCTTGTAGCAAACCTCTCTGCTACTGCTTTAAATGCAACCTTAGCTACCATAGACAGCAGTATCTCTTTTAATAATACGAATGCTATATTAATCATTTGTTACTCCTAATAATCCCATTTTATTTCCTATTGTTTTGTTTTAAGTTTATAAATTCAATAAGTGCCATTTAAAATGACACCTATGAATTTAATAGTTATTTTCTATTCTGCTAATTCTTTAGCAGTAGCTCTAAACTCTTGATATGCTTTATACTCATCTTGTTTAGTATCTTTGTCATTAGTTAATGCAATTTCTGCACCAGCTGAATATTTAGTCGCTATAATTGCTTCTATAATATCACTTCTTGTAGTATTTAATTCTACTTTTGCTTGTAGATATTCAAACCCAACTCTAATATCTTCACTATTTTCATCTTTAATTTCAACTTCTTTAATGTCAAAATTGATTAGTTTCTTACCTTGTAGCAACTCTGTTGCCTCTGGTCTTGTATCTGATTTTACTAACATTTTATACTCCTAGTATCTTGTTTTTTATTTTTAATTGTACAAATATTTTCTTAACTTCATAAGTTACATATTTGCTCCAAAGATGAAGCCCACTACTGTGCTTAATCCAACCATAGTAGCTCATCACTACTCCTTGTACTTTTTCTATTTTAAGTATAGCATAGAATTTTAATATCAATGCTATACCTCTTTTAAAGCCTTTTACTATCTTCTTTCTAAGTAAAGTATATTTAAAAAAGAATCTAAAGCCCAAAAAATCAACACCTCTTATTTTTATAGGAGATATTTGATAATTTTCTTTAATAGTTAGTTTTAAATTAGTTCTTAAATACATTCTCATCTCTTCAAGAAGATAGTGTAAATATTTCTTATCACTACTAAGAATAACAACATCATCACAATATCTGTAATAGTACTTTACTCTTTTAACTTCTTTCATCCAATGGTCAAAATACCCCAAATAAAGATTTCCAAAATATTGACTCATATAGTTACCAATTGGTACACCTTTAGTTGAGTCAATAATTTCATCTAATAACCACAAAGTATCACTACATTTAATCTTTTTACGAACTATTTGTTTTAATATCTCATTGTCAATACTAGGATAAAACTTTTTAATATCTATCTTTAAAGAGTATTTTAATTTCTCTTTTCTGATAGTTGGCTCTACTCTACTTTTAGCTTTATGTATTCCTCTACCTTTTATAGACTGGAAAGTATCTTTAATTAATACTTTATGCCATACAGGTTCTAAGACTTGCATAATACAATGATGTATTATTCTGTCTGGGAAGTAAGGTAGTTTATAGATCTCTCTAACCTTACCTTTGTCTACTTTATTAAAGACAGTATAGTCGCTATTTTTAAATGTTTTATCTCTTAGCATTGCTTGAATTTTTAAAGCATATTTTTCTATATCTGCATCAACCATTTTAACTTCTTTGTAAAATGTTTTGCCTTTTCTTGCATTTTGGTGGGCTAGTTTAATATTTTCTAAATTATATATATTATGAAATAGATTGCCATATCTTTTCACAGTCTTGTCGCTCCCAAATCTTCCCCTAAAGTACCAATATGTAATGGAGTATAGTAGTGTATTTTACCATGTTGGTAAGGACAGTTTATATTCTTTATTTTTATACAAGATTCTGAGTCGATATTCGTATTCGAATTACCTGAAGAATTATTCGTATTCAGATAGAAAGTACCAGTATTCGAACCATTATTCGCATTACTACTGAGTTTCACGACTAATAAACTGCCCTTTGTCATATTAAACTAACCTTGCCATACTAAAATGACAAGACCGAGCCGAAATTCGTAGACGAATGACCCGAAGAATTAGACGCAGTCAGATAGAAAGCACCAGCAGGCGAACCATTATACGCATGACCACCGAGCGCCACGACCCTATTTCCTGCAGCTTGATAATAGTAATCTGTAATTTTAGTACTTGAACCCGCACCAACCGAAGCAGGGAAGAATCCAGTCCCAACTTGCTCTAAAGTATTTTGCCAACCATTAGCATTTGCCATAGTAATTCCAGCATTCACATAGTCCCCACTAAATACATCATCTGCAAAAGTTGATGGATTATTATTAATAAATGGCACATTATCTTGAATATTAATACCATCTACCCAGTTCCAAATATTTCCAAAGAAGTCTTCAATTCCTCTATAAGACATGAAAGCTAAATCAGCAGCTGCATCATCTGCATCACCTGAATATTCATGATTTCCAGTAGCATTACCAGAAGTATCACTTCTACCATTAATTCCAATATACGAACCATTTGACCAAGCTCCACCTGATAATTGAGTTCTTCCTTGACCGATTGCAGCTTGACTATTAAAAGTTCCAAATTCAACTAGCATTAGCAATTGAACTGCACTAATTAAATTCCAATCTTGCAATGCCCAACCTGAACCAATTGCAGCAGCTTTAGTTCTAAACGAACCTCTAGTCATTGAACCAGCAGGATATATCCCACTTGCTGAAATAAGTGTACTTCCACTTACAGATGCACCATAAGCACCAATGTATCTATTACTTACTTCTACACCATTCTTAACGAACGCTGGATGTACACTAGCACCTTCAAATGGCTCTAAGTTAATCATATGATTATGTGTCCCATTACTGTACGTATACTTATGGTAGAACTTTGGTATCTCTACCATTACATTACCATCTGCACCCGTAAGTACTGCGTCTGTACCATTTGCTTTCTTAGTACTGTCATTAGCACCTAAGTAGTAGTTTACTGTACCATTTGCCAGTAGCGTTACTCTTCTCATCTTTCTTTGGATGTGAGTAAAGTCACTTCCACCAACTCTTGCATATGTATCGTTATCTTGATTCCAAGTAACCCCATACGGCTCTATGTCTTGTATTAGTACAATGTCCCCACTACCAACAATACTCTCGCCATTAATAGTCTTAAAGTCTGTAGACTCTAATTTGTCTGTGTTTAAATTGTTAAGGTTGCTATCCATCTCTGAGTGAGTTAGAGCTGACCCCTTGCCACTTCTTGTTGTTACTGATGCCATATTATTCTCCTAGAATGTAATCGCTGTCTATATAATTAGGCTCAAAAAATAAAGCCCACCAAGTTTGAAATACTTTTGTAACCCCAAAGCTACAAGATAAATCAAACATTTCTAATCCATTACTTCGAAAGTTACAGACTCTGTAAAATTAAAGCTTGAAACCCCAACATTTACAACTGTAACCCCTGTCATAGTACCAATAGTACCAGCACCATTAATCTGGTATTGAGTAGGTTCAAAAACTCTAATAGCAACTGCATCTGATACATCAATACTTGAAGCCGTTACAATCCTAGTAGGGGCAAACCCTTGTATTTCTTTGCCGTTATGGTCTTTAGCTAATAAGCTCATATTTATCCTTTGTTTTAATATCTCTTATATTTTAGCCAATTCTCATTCGTAAATCAACATTCTTAGGTTTATGGAATTGTCTTACTAAGAAATACCCAAGGGCATCATTCCAATCATCCACTGTTGAAGCTCCATTAAACTTCTCAGGCTCGCCATTCTTGTCATATGCTTGTTGTTCTAATGCTTTAGTAGTTTCAGGGCATTTAGTAGTGTTTATAAGCAGTTTATTCTTGCTAAGTAAGTTATTAACCGTATTGACTCTGTCTTTAACTCTACCATTCTTTCTAGGTGCATTAATCTTGAACCCAGCATTTCTAAGTATGTCTATATCTGATAAGCTAGCATTAGTCTTGCCTGCATAACCTGAAGCATCAGGGTAGATAACAATATGTCTATTAGGGTATCTCTTATTAATATTAAATACTATGTCTTGCGTATCGTGTGAACTAAATTCATCTACTATATGAGTTTTATCAGCTCGTAAACTAAATACGACTGAACAACAACCGCCAATATTAAAATCTTGGCCAATGTGGATTTCTTCATAATCATTTAGTACCTCTTTTGTATTATGTTCTTTTCGGTCAAAGTATTCATATACTGACCCTTGTGTTAAGTTTACAAACTTACCATTTAAATAGGCTTCTAATAGCTCAGGACTGTATTGTTCTTTTAAACTAGCTATGTAGCTCTGTGGTATAAACTTGTTATCTGTAGTCTTTGCATTGATTACTTTAAAGTGTCCGCTATTAGTTTTCTCGTATAGAAACCCAAATCCCTCAGGAGTTGATACCATATCTACATTGGCACCCTCAATAGCTCTGTTACGACCTAATATCTTATCGTAAGCTGTTCTCATCTTCTCAGTAGGTAGAATATCTGCTTCATCTATAAGTGAATAACAAGTTTCATACCCAATAATAGACTCAGGCTCACTCATAGTTCTAAAGATAATAGAACTGTAGCCTTTAATGTGTAACTCTTTGTCTGACTTGTTAAGTGTGTATGTAAAGCCTTTATCTTGTAAGAATGTAGTGAATTTATCAAAAGCAATATCTCTTACTAATGAATAGTTAGGTAGATAGTAACAGCATTTATATTCAGGATACTGCATTTTTTTCATAATAGTTTTAATCATTCCTGCATCTGATTTACCTGAACCAAATCCACCAACTAAGATAGTGTTCTCTTCTGAGAATAAGAACTCTTCTTGGTGCTTTAAAAGACTAAGCTCTTGCAACTATAAACCCACTAGGTTGTAAATCTACTTCTATTGAACCCTCTACGGCTTTCTTTTGACTGAATGTGTACTTAGATACCTCTTTCCAGCAATCCTTCTTAAGTGGTAAGTCTGCTTCTTTATCTCTTGCTATATTAATCAACTCTTCTATTGGATTAACATCGTGCTTTAACAATATCTCTTCAACTGTTAATAGTTTCTTTTTTCCTTTAGCACCCTTAGGTCTTCCAGGATTACCCTTTTGAAATAAATGTGGTTTCTTTTTTTCTTCTTCCATTCGTAAACTCCTTTGTAATTATTTCGTTATTTCGTTTAGCTCTACAACTATTTTACCATCTTTTCCCCATCTTTTACTAATACTTAACTTAACTATCTGTTTATCATCATCATAAACTATCGTATTCATAGCATCTAGTATAGCTTTAGCATAGTTATCTAAGTCAGAATTGTTATTGCAATACTTACCCTCTAAGCTCTCTTTTTTCTTCTTCGGCCAAGACTTAGGCATTTCTATTAAAAGCTCTATATGGCACTCTATAAGCTCTTTAAATGGGCATTGTGTGTGCTCACTTAGCAATACTCCCATGTCTTCTCTAAACTGTGTATATTTCTTTGGATAAAATGTACTCCATCTAGTAACTCTAGGTCTTGAAGCTGGTACGGGATTTATATTGAACTGTAATTTCATTCTCTTCCTTAGCTATTAAAATAATCATTTCTACATTTTCTATTGCAGTATATTTGTCTTAGTGTCGTTCTACCTTTTAACTTCTTTCCACATTGGTCGCAAGGTCTACTTAAAAACTTAGTGCTACACTTTCTACCACAAAATCTACTTGTTACTTGCTTTGCTTTGAAATCTTCTTTGCATTGCATACATTTTCTATTTAAACTTCTACTTTTCATCTCTTCTCTTTCTTTAATACCCTGAACAAGGTCTACTAGGTTACAACATACCTAGTATTATTTATTATTTCATAAGGGTTTTCCTTTTCTTTAATTTAAGCTCATCTATCTTCTAATAGACTACTGCATTGTTAATTGTATTTTTTAGTAAACCTTGTTCAAGGCATCTTGTTTTTATTTTTGTATTTTTCTTTCTCTGTACCAATTACAGTCTATTACTTTTGCTACTCCACTTGCAGGTGTAGGTAATCTAGCATCTATCATTCTTAATGTGCAATATGCTTTGTCATCATTCATAGTAACTCTATTACATAAAGTACAATCGTACTCTATGTTTTTATTTTTCTTTTTTGCCATTCTTTACTTCCATTGCTTCAAATACATCTTTACATTCTACTTGTCTTCCATCTTCAAAAGTTACTACATATTTCTTTTTATCGTAACTTGTTTGTATTACTGCTTTCATTTTTGTTCTCCCATTTTTTAATTTCATTCTCTAAATACCATTTGGCTTTCAATAAATCTTCTAATCCGTTCTTTCTCTTGTGCCTACTAACATACTTAATTACATTAGAGATAGACCAACTAAACTCTCCATTATTTGCCTCTATGTATTCAAGAGGACTTATCTTTAATTCTGTATAGTGTGGTGGTTCAATATTATTGTTCATTTATTCTTTCCTTAGCTATATCAAAATACTTATCATCCATCTCTATACCTATAAAGTCACGACCTAAATTCTTACAAGCTACACCTGTTGTTCCACTACCCATTGTGAAGTCTAAAACTAATTTACCCTCATTTGTATATGTTTTAATTAAGTATTCCATTAATGCTACTGGTTTTTGTGTTGGGTGCGTGTTTCCTTTTCTGTTCGCATTAGATATATCTATGATGCTTTTAGGATTTTTACCTTTTGTAGTATGCACCTTGTCTCCAGTTCCTTTTTTACCGAAACTTTCTCCACCACCATACTTGTCTTTGTAGTTTCTTACTTTTTCTAAATCTGTTTTTATGGGGTAGAAACTTTCTTTTGATGAGTTAAAAACTAATATATTTTCGTGTATCTTCATTGGTTGGCTTTTTGCGAGAAACACATTTCCAGCAAGTCTTTTGTTCCAAACCCAATCATACTTATAGTTCTTAATATTACTCATTCTTAATGCTGAACTAAAAGGCTCACTACCAAACAATACTATCGCACCATTAGGTTTAATCAACTTATTGAGTCTTAACCACATCTCATCGAATGGAATAACGCTATCCCATTTACAAGCAGTAGTACCATAAGGTGGGTCTGTTATGATTGAGTCCACTTTAACTCCATCTTCTATTAGTCTATCCATAACTTCTAAGCAGTCACCTCTATATAGATTGTTCATTCATACACTCCTCGAATAAATACTTATGTTCTTCAGGTATAGCTTCATATATATTCTTGGCTAAATCTCTTATTTCCCATAGTGCGTGCTTACTACTTCTTAACTCTAGGAAGTTCTGTAAACTTCTAGCATTAATAGTCATTACTAAGGATGTCTTATATGCTTCAGGTATTAAATACTTAGCCTCATCATTAGATATGCCCTCTTTTAAAGCCTCTCTCAACTCAATCATAGCTGAGTGGTTAGTTTCATCTATAGTTTTATTACCTGTACTAACAAAGTAAGGTAACACAGTATTAACATCACTACCTAAGTTCTTAACCTCCTTAAGTGTATATCTACTGCTCTTAACACTATAAGATGCTATTCTGTGTCTTGCTAGCTCTTGTAGACAAGCTCTACTAATACCATCTATATCAAAACTATAAACTAGGTGTTCAAGCGTTGATTTGTGTTTATTCTTATTCCCTATTCTGTGAATAAGCTCCTTATCTTTCTCTCCACCATGATCTGATTTATCTTCACTAGCCCAGCATTTTCTAATTGCTTTACTCGCTACCCATAGTGGACTATTAAATAATAATTCTACTTGCACTCTTTCTCCTTTAATTTGTTTATTACTTTCATTATTGATTGTAACTTATTTTTATTAAAACTCAATAAATATTTGTATCTTTTTGGTCTATGTAGCTTAATATTTGCTAACCATGTTTCAGTTCTACCCACTTGCTTGCTTATTTCAGAATTAGTCATATTATAAAAGAGGCATATCGACTTCTGTTCGATACTCCACTACCACAGGCTGTTGGTCTTTAAACTTTCTATCAGTAATATCTTCAGTCCAAGTTCTCTCATTAATTCTATCTTTTTTACAATGTAGGGTTCTATTCTCATCATCATCTACTGTAATAAACAAACTAACATCACTGTCGTATGATACATCCCCTGAACCTTTAAACTCTAATCTCTTTTCTCTAATATCAGTTAGAGCCATTTGATTGATTAGTAAGATTATTATTCCTAGTTCCTGAGTTAATCTAGCTAAAGTAGAAGATATTGTTGATACTTTTTGATAATCTTGTTGCTTTACATTCGTTTTAATCTTCATCATTGAGTCAATAGCAAAGAATTTAACACCCTTTTCAGCTTCATTTCTAATTATCGCTTCAATTTGAAGTAAATCATACTTATCTTGAACAATAACTAGGTTGTTATCTATTGAGCTATCTACTAGCTTGTTGCTGATTAATAAGTTCTCGTACATTTCAAAGCTAAAGAAAACTGCTCTATTATGGTTTGAGATATTCTGAATGATGTCTAATACTAAAGTTGTTTTACCTGAAAAGTTTACTCCAGCAACATTTATAAAAGAACCCTCACTAAATCCACCCATTTTATAATCAATAACTCTATGTCCTGTCTTGTATTTAATTGCTTGTGGCTTCGATTTAACTCTAGCCCTTACATCTGCTAAGGTTTCTAGTTTTTTATCTTCTGACAGCTCTACAATGTCTTGTTGGTACTCTTTGATTTTATCTTCAAAGGCTTGTATTAATTCCTCTTTAGTCATTATCTAATCTTCCTTATTTTGTGTTTTACTTTTATGTCTTCATAATATTGGTGTGCTATTTTCATTGATAAAGGCATACTTGCAATTATGTTAATCCATTCTTTCTCATATTCAAATTTAACATCTCTAATATAAGCATCTAACTTTATGTTTAATAGTGATAAAGACTCTCCCTTTTCGATACCCTCTCTAATCCTCTTTACAAGCATTTTATGAAAAGGCAATACAAAGTACACTTCATCTATTATAAATGCTTCCTCGTACAAGTATGACTCATTTAAGAGTAATGATGCTATTACTGTAGACTCTATACTTCTATCATGGTTGTTTAAGTTCATTATTTCCAACCTCCATTCTTTTCTATAGGCATTATCTTATAATCTTCCATAAAGGGAGTAATTCTAACTGCAAATTCTTTCTTTTCTTTTTGGTGTGCTACATATTTACTCATTAGTGTTTCAATGTCTTCTATGTTTTTAAATAATTCTTTTCCATCTTTAGTAGTTGTTACTTTGCTAGGTATATCAACTCTACTTTTTAGTTCTTTTATAAAGTTGATGTACGGGTTTGCTTTAGTGTTATTTTTAGTATTATTCTTAGTATTACTATGTGTACCACTTATTGTACCTACTGTGGGTACATTAATTGTACCTACTGTAGTACCACTTATTGTACCTACTGTTTTTAATACATACTCATAACTATTCCCATTAGTTCTCGTTCTTTCTATTAATCCATTGTCTAATAGCTCGTGCCAATATTTAGCTAAAGTGTTTTTATTCCCAATGTTTAGTCTTTCCATAATGTCTTTGTTTCTTACATACCAACTACTCGGCTTAGTATAAAGATAAACTAACACTCTAAAAGCTCCATTAGACACATTCGCTGTTACAATATGGTTCGGGATTTGAGTAAAACTTTCTTTTATTGAGTTTCTAACTATGCTCATATTTTCTTTCGGAACATTAAATTTTAGGTTTATATGAAAAGGCGTCCTAATTCGATTTCACATTAAATAAATAACCTTAGTGAAC